ATCGGGGCGACGTCGATCCAGTCGTCAGGCCGGTCTTGCGCGAGGCCTTCTTCGTTCGTCTGGTTCAGGTGCGTCATCGCGTCGTCAAGACGCTCCGTTTTCGGCCACAGTTTGTAAGCACGCTTGATGACGGTCTTCTTGATCATTTCTCCTTCGTCCGTCAACCAAGGGCAGGTGCTTACCTTCTTCTGCAGGTAGGCTTTCCACGCTTCGGAGCGATCGCGGATGTTGTGCACGTCTTCGATCGACATTGCGGTTGTCAGGTAGTCGCCGCTGTGCGTCTTGACGACCACATAGGCGCCGACGATATCGCCGCGGTCCTTGCCGAATGGGTTGAACACGTGCGTCGGCGCCTTGTCGAAGCCGTTCAACGTGAAGCCATCATTCTCGCGAACGATCTCAGCCTGGCCCCACAATATCGACCCGGACGCTACTGCGAGGTCCAGCAGACCTATGTAGCTCAGGTCAAGGCAAATTTCCATCTGCCCGTTGACCTTGCGAGGGATCAGGTACGCTTGCTTGCGCGCCGGGTTCAGGCTGATGCCGATCGCGGCGATGTTCGTCACGGCATTGATCACCGACTGGCGATTCTGCATCGCCACCTTCAGCGTAAATTCGTTCTTCTGCAGTTGCTGGATCGCGAAGCCGGATTCGCGCTCAAAGCTGATACTGCGGTCGACCAGGACACGCGAGAAGTCGTCGCGCGCTTCCTGGATGGCGCCGGTGACGATGGCGAGAGCATTGCTCATTTGACCCTCCGATTAGTATGCAATCGATACTGCCGGAACCTTGCCGGACGCGATCAGGGTCACGGCGACCTTGGCCGATTCTTCCGTCATGCCGCCAGCGACCAGTGCATTCAAGGCAGCACGGTTGATTGCGGCCTTGTGCTTCTTGTCGCGCTCGCGGCGGGCCTGTTCGGCAGCTTCGGCGGCTTGCTGGGCTGCGACGCGTTCCTGCTCGCGGCGTACGGCTTCAGCGGCCTGGCGTTCAGCGGCGGCGGCAGCTTCCTTAGCCTGACGCTCGGCGCGCTCCTTGGCTTCTTGTTCCTGGCGCTGCGCACGAGCGGCGGCTTCGATCCGCTCCTGTTCTGCGCGCTGCTCGGCCTCGATACGGCGGCGCTCCGCCTGCTCAGCCTGCAGCTTCAGTTCCAGTTCACGGCGCGCGGCGGCTTCACGCTCGGCAGCGGCGCGGGCTTCGGCTTCCTGTGCGGCGCGCGCGGCTTCTGCGCGGGCGCGCTCCTCGGCGGCGCGTGCAATTGCGGCTTCACGCTCGACACGCTCACGTTCGGCGGCTTCGGCGCGCAGGCGGGCGAGTTCGGCCTCGCGGGCTTCGTGCTCGACACGCTCGACATGACGGCCGCGCAGGACACGCAGGGCGTTATCCTTTGCCTCCAGCGCTTGCGGCTTGTATTCCTGCCAGTCGTCACCGATCACGACCGGTTCTAGGCCGGCGATTGCTTCGGCCATCTCGGTTGCGGTGTGGGCTGCGGCGCCGGTATTCGCCAACTCGTGCAAGCGGGTTGCCAGCGCGGCCACACGGTCCTTCTCGCGCTGCTCAATGGCGTCGATTGCCGTCTGGTGCACGGTGATCATCGCTTCGATGCGGGCGTTGATTTCCTTCGCCTCGGCATCGATGGCACGGCCGATGCGCAGCGATTCTTCCTTCGCGGCCTTGCGGGTGCGCTCCAGTGCCCCCTTGGTCAGTCGCAGGCTATTGACGTGACTGCGAGCTTCCTTGTTTCCCTTCGGGGATTCGTAGTCGAACACCAGCGTGGCGTTCTTCTGCTCCAGTTCGACCAGCTGCGCGTAGAACGGGCGATATTCGGCGACGGCGCTTTCTTCTTTGTTAATGACTTCCATTATTGTGGGCTCCAAATAAGCACTTCATTCATCTCATCCAACTGCTGCAAAATCGCCACCGATGAGAAGAAGACGGTGAAGAACAGCAGCGCGTATGCCGCATAGCGAATCATGGCAATTGCTCGAGAACGGACGACAGCACAATCGTCATCACCAAGCCCGCAAAGCAGATCAGCGGGTTCGCCTCAAAAAAGTCCCACTTCCAGAACAGCAGCGATCCGATGACGTCGCGGCGAGGTGCTGGCTCGGACTGCTCCTGGCGGCGTGCGATGCGGGCGGCGGTCATTGGGCGCGCTCCACGTCCACGCTCCAGCGGCGGTTGTGGAAGACGATAGAGCCCTGTTTGCGAAGCGCTTGCAGACGACGATCGATGATGCGAAACACCGGAGTCAGATTCCCCCAAGGGTCAGGTCTGCAATGGGGCTTGGCTAGTGCTACCAGCTTCTTGTTGCTGTCCAAGGCGCTCATGGTGTCGGCGCCGTTCTGGATCGCGCTCATAAGCGCCGCGTCAAACTCGTCGTACTTGCTCATCTGCTGCTCCTATCTGGCCGGCGCCGCCGGCGGTTGTTGTTCGGTGCCGGTTACTCTCGTCCGGCGACGCCGCCCTGTGTGCGTCAGGTGTCCTGCTCAATCGCCCCGGCCTTTAGCAGGCGTCCAACCGGGGCCGCTGCACGCATCTCCTAGGGACCTCTGCGCCTTTGGAGTGCTGCACGCGCAGCGCGTGGGTTCAGGTGCGGCAGTCGGGCTACTTTCACTTCTCCCGATCCTTGGCACACTCGTGCCGGGCATATCGGGGCATGGGTACTAGCCATGCGGCTACGGTCATGCGACTGCCACACGAAAGGCGTACAGGATTCGAACCTGTGTTTCGCGTCACCCGGCGCCGGGAATACGTGACCTAGACCGCTAGTCCAACGCCTTTCGTGTGGCGGCTCCTTACGAGAGCCATGCGGAACCTGACGCAGTTCGAGCGCTCCTGTGCCCGGAGTAGGCGCCCGGTTTCTGACCTGGGCTTGGCAAGCCGCGCGTTATACGGTGCGCGGCGATCCGTCCAGCTAGATCAGATACCCAATCTCACGATTCCAAGCCATGCGCTCGATACGTGCCCACTGCGCCTGTTCTTCGCGGTCCTTTTCGATCTTCTCGACCTGCTCGATCGCGGCAACTTCAGCATCGGCTTCGATCACCTTGTCGCGTACCTGCTCGAAAGTCAGTGCGCCGGTCACAAGCTTGTTCAGATCGTCTTGAGCAAACGCGAGGTAGTCGCCGACGTCATTGCCGACGTCGTGGATCGTCTTCGGGTCGCCTTTCGCGATCAGCGCTTTCGTGTAGGCGGCGTTCTTTTCCTTCAACTCGCCGATCTTTGCTTCGCGCCATTCCTCTTCGGACATGCGGGCGTTCATGCAGCACCTCGTACAGCGAGCATTGCGTCGGCGATCTCGTAAGCCGCGCTGGCGATCTTGGCGTTCGTGCCGATCCCCCAGGTATCGGGATGGGCGCAAATGCCCTGCAGCACCTTCGCCGCGAAGTAGTCACGTACAGTGAGCCCACCCTCGCTAACAGCCGAATACCTTGACATCGATTCCTTGTACAGCGCCTTCAATTCAGGGAAGGCGGCGCCGCCTGTCTGCTTCATGGCGTTCATGCGGCCTCCGCTGCGGCAAGGGCGGTGCGGGCACGCTCTGCATCGGCCGCAAGTTGAGTAAGTGCGGTGCCGAAGTTCTCCGGGCGCTGATCAAAGCAGTACTGCAAGCTGTTCGCGGAGACTTCCAGATTGTGCAGTGCCTCCATCAGCTGCTTGCGCAGTACTTCCGCCTCGCGCACAGCCTCGGTAGCCTGCTCCCAGCCGGTGCGGGCGTCGGACAGGTCTTGGTGAAGATTGGCGTTATCGGCTACCAGTTGGTCATATGAATTCACAGCGCAGATAACGTCCGCCAGTGGCGGAACATCCTGCCACCCGGCTACCGTCAAATCGCTATAGTTGCTGCCATCGCTGTACCAGTGGCAGTTTTCCGAAACATCACCCTCTGTGACTAATGGTTGGTCCACGCGCATGCCAATGCGAACTTCGGTGCGCGGCTCTGTGCCAAATTCGGGATTCATAGGAACCCAGCGGCGCAGCACCCACACTTGTTTGCCAGGATCGGGGAGGCGGTCGGTCAGCTTGATCCAGTTATCCATCTCATCTCCATCTGCCCTACCGGGCTCGGTATCAGTTGCGCGGCTCGGATGTAATCGCCGCGTCCTCGTGCGTCGTCGTGCGTTTGGCTGTCACATTGGTGATCCCCTATTTCCACAAGCGGCCCAGCGCTACGTTCCGCGCATGCCCTGGGCTCTTTAACCCGAACCGCTTTGCCAGCTCTCGGTAACTGCACTTGTTCATCTCGTAAAACGACCGGATCTCCAGAGCTTTGTGGCGGCTCAGTTTCGCGTTTGCGTTTTGCTCACCAGTCTGATTAATACCTTTTTTAAACACGCTGCTGCCGCCTCGACCCTTTGCCACCATGTCGTCGAAGTTCTCCTTCGGGGTGCCAGCGAACAGGTGTGCAGGATTCACACAAATTCCGTTGTCGCATCGATGGCAGACAAGCTCACCCGGCCTCAGCACGCCGTTGAACATCTGATAGGCCATGCGGTGCGCGGCTATGAAACCTCGAAACCCTGGCTTCCCAGTTACGTATCCGTATCTTCCGTTCGCGCACGTACCGGCGGTCCACTCCCAGCAACCGGACTCCCTGAATGCAACGTGTTTAAAAAAGTCTTCCATTGCCACTCCAAAAAACGATCGTCTAGTTCCGATCCGCCATCCATGCCGCGCGTCCCAAAAACCTCGTGGAGAATCGAGGGGAACAGGACTTCCCATACGCACATGCCTGCTGGCGTTATGTCCCGACGTCCAGCTGCGGTCTGCTGAAGACTTAGTGCGACTGCTCAATGTCCCTGTGCTGGTATGGCTTGAGCGGCTTGTCCAATCGGAGCGCGTCGACTTCAGCGCGCGCTTCGGTCAGCAGTGCAGGGTCGGGACGCAGACAGAGTGCTATTGCATCCACGTAGCCGCGGTTATAGATTCGGTCGTATTCACTGGCCGGATGTCTGGCAATGCGCAGGTTGTCGATCAGGATGCGCAGCGCGATGTCGCCGGGGCGTGTAGCGTTCAACATGGCTCGCTCCTCAGCGATCGCAGCGGGTGTTCTTGGCCGGGACGTTCAGTCCCCATCCAAGCTGCCTACGCACCTCGGCCGGCGCCGGCGGCACAGTCTTCTCTTGCTGGCGTTGCTGCATCCACTGCCTTACTTGAAGCTTCGTCGGGGACATGATCAACTCCTGTTATTTGAAGTTCAGGACCAAAGAAACTGCGTGTACCGCGTGATCTACTGCATCGAAAAGAAACCGGCCAAGGACCGTTGCGCCGACCAGGATCAGGACAAACAACATGGCGTAAGCGAGCGTCTTCATGGCTTAGTTGAACTTGATCGCCGGGACGTCGAAACCATCGGCCATCAGGTTCGCTTCCACGTGGTTGATGATCGGGTTGCCGCGCCAGGCCTTCGAGAAGCGGAAGCCGGTTGCGCGCATCAGCGGAACAGCCAGGCGTGCCATTGCGCGGCCGAAGTGGTACTGCACTTTGATCAGCTTCATCGTGGTGGTCATGGCTGGCTCCTTCGATTTTTTGGTTTGGGCGTACATGTCAGCATTCGATCGTGCGGCCGGTAGATACCGGGGTTCCGTTGCGCAGGATGAAAGCGGTGCACTTCAGATTCGGCTTCCAGTTGCGGAACGAAGCTGTGCTAGCTTTGATGAACTCGCGCACCTCATCGAGCGATCCGAAAGCGCCGCTGTAGCAGCCGTCGTTCGGGTTTTCGGTCTTCACGTTCACAAGGATCGTTTTCATGATCGGCTCCGTCGCGGTGGGTTCGGTAATCAGAAGTTCCAGGCCTTGGCGCCGGCCGCTTTCGCAGCCTGCTTCGCATCGGCCTTGCTGTCGTAGACCTGATCCGAGACGACGCCTTCGCACAGCGCCGGCGTGTTGGTGATGACCAGGCGGGCCTTCTTGCCCGGCATGACGAAGATGTGTGCGTATTTCATGGCTGGCTCCCGGTTGGTTGCAAGTGCTGAATCAGTGAACCCAGTTTAGTGCGAACTAAACTCAACGTCAAGCGATATATAAACCGTTTAGAGAAAAATTTCGGAGGTGATTACAACAGACGTAAAAAAGCCCGCGCTAAGCGGGCGAAGACGCGGCTGTTCAGGCCGGTTGCAGGCGAGAGGTTATTTTTGCACGCTCACGAAAGACAGGATCTTGCCTTCGATTACGCCTTTGGTCGAGCAGCCAGCGTCGTTGGGCGTGGGGAGGGCCGGAGCCTTCGTAGAGAAGTCGATCGTCTTCGAGTTCTGCCCAGTGACACGGCCGTCGTATGCCGTGACGACGGTATTCAGGCCTAGCACATACTTCGTGTTGACAACGACATTCGTGCTTTGCCCTTCAGGTGCGACGTATATGTTCGTCCGCCCCTCAAGCCTGGTCGTCCTTCTGACGGTGTAGGCGCGACCGATGGCGTCGTTCGTGTAGTACGAGCTCGAATCGGCCGTATCGTATTGAGTGGGGCCGCCAGTAAAAAGGCCGCTGGACGTTCGAGCAGTACGCCCACAATCCACGTAATCGGATGGCTTATTACTCGTAAAGGATATGTTGATAATTCGTGAGTTTTTGTCGATGTTATTTATCACGAAAAAATCGCCACTCAATTCCTTGACCATCTGGTCCCAAACAGCATCGAACGGCCTCTCCACCTTGATCGAATTGGTCACGGCCACTCGGCCTGGTGGGGTGTAGTCAGTTGTTGTTGCGCATCCGGAAACGAAGCATACAGCCAGTCCTGCCATTGCCAGACTTTTCATATCTGTCTCCCTTGACGGCATCGGCGCGTGCCGTTCGCTCATCAATACTACTCCCTGGCGCAGCAAGGAAACATTAGAAAGATTGCAAAAGTGGCATGACTCCAACAAACGTGAATTTTGTTGCACGCCCTAGGTCAACACTGGTTGCCTGCGCGATATTTCAGTGTGGCGCTCCGGTTTAGAATACTATACACTACTGTTCATCCATACAGTAGTTTGAGCCGAGAAGCCCTAGGAGGAGCGGCGCCAGTGTGTCCGGCGCACCTTTCGATATGACGCCAAGAACATCTAATTGCGTGTGCCGCGGAAGGGCCGCCAGAGCTATGCGAGAAGCTGGCGAATCAACGCCTTCATCTCCGCAACTTCGTTGCTCAGCCTGGCAAGCTCATCCGCCCTGAATGATGACTGCAGTCTCGCGACGATTTCCGCATTGAGAGATACGCCACGAGCATCCGCCGCAGCCTGGATTTCGTCATTCAGTGCGCGAGGAAGACGAAGGGTCTTCTTTATTAATTCTTGGTCTTTGGAAATTTCCATCGCGCGATTTTGCGCGAGCGGAAAAGAAAGTGTTGTTTTTGGTGGCACATATGCCACCAGAATGCGATGCAAAGAACCAGAAGCGTTTTGCTTTTGAGTATAGTTTCTATATGGAACACGTACTTTTTGGACGTCAAAAGCGAAAGCAAAAGTGGGAAACCCTTTCTTCTTTCATCTTTGCGGCGTTTGGATTTCTATAGCATTAATTTCCTGTTGCCATCAGTACAAGAGACATCATGACCAACAAGATCGAACGATGGAACGCAGCTTTTGCCTCGATGGACGACCGCGCTCAGGACGAGGCATTGCGAATGGCTGAGGGCCTTGCCCAGGCGCACCCAAAAAAGGCGCGTGCGCGCAAATCGAAGCGATTAGTTCTCGTTGCCTCGAACTTGCTGGTCGGGCCGGCACAAGGTCTCGGCCAGGCGCAGCAAGTCAGCCCGCCCACGCTCGTCAGTTCCGTGAAATAACTCAAGCAGACGAATGGCCTGTAGGAGAGTGTCCGGGCCCGGTGCAGAGTGGGGAATGCGAGTCATGCTGTGCGGGGCTACCGGCTGGTCATCGGGCACAACGACGGTATCCAGGAACATCTCACCCATCCCGTACGTCTGCTCAAGGCGCCGGGCCGCGCGCTCACCAAAGGGATTGCCATCCTTGAGGAGCTGGGAGATGTAACTCTTCTCTTTGGGCGGGATGGATCGCGCGGAGAACCACTCGCGTAGCTTCGCGCGTCGGATGTCTTGTATTTGCATCCTAGTATTTTGATTAGCATTCGCTAAACAAGCAAATTCTTGACTTATCGCGTCTTTCGGTTTAGAGTGCACTAAACCAGTTAAGTTTTCACTCACCGAGAGACCACATGAAGCTTCGTGATTACCTAAATGCAGAGCGCGGTTCGTCGACCCGCCTGGCTGCTCAACTTGAAGTCTCACTTTCTTACCTTTCGCAAATGGCAACAGGGGATGCCGCGATCTCGCCCGCCCGCTGTGTGCTCATCGAGAAGTACACCGACGGCGCCGTGACGCGCCGTGACCTGCGCGACGACTGGATGGACATCTGGCCGGAGATCAGGCCGGCGCCCAAGCAGCACGGTCGCCGCGCGTCGTAACTCCATATACCAGAGTAGTCGTTGACTCAGCTTTTTTAAAGCAATCCCTGAAGTCGTGTAGCACGGTTCACAAAAACAGTAGCAGCAACGCCAGGCAGTAGCAGTCACCAATCCTTGTAGCACCGCTTGATAGGAGTAGTGATGAAGAGCAGGAAGAACGTAGTTGTAAAGGCTTTGTTCAGCGTCGACCAGTTCGTGGCGCTGGATGAAGAGTGCACTGATGCAGACGTCTCACATAGCGAGCTCCTGCGCGAGTTGTCGATGGAGTGGGTCAGACAGCGTCAGTCTACTAAAGCCGAAAGCCAGGGTAAATGGGCAATCAGTGGCCAGAAGATGGCCATACCGAGTGCTAACTCCCGGGTGAATTTCGGCGTCGCTCCGGTGCGATTACGGGTTTGACGACGCTACCTACACATGGACGGATCGCCGGGAATTTTCGTAAGCGAGAACAGGCGAGAACAGGCGAGTGACAAAACAAGATGGCCCGCCATCGCGCGGGCCCAACAAGTCCAAATGCACCAGGGGATCTATGGAACCGGAGACGCCAACTATGTCGACACCTGAACAACGAGTCATCCACTGCGCGATCGCGTGGCGAGAGACGGAGAAATCCGCGATGGGCGCTTCGGAAGGCGAGAAGAACGCCGCCAACCGCAAGCACAGGGAAGCAAAGTGCAATCTGCGCGCCGCTGTTGATCACCTCACTGGAGGCAAGCCATGACGAACGAAAGCCGTTCCGACAGCCGGGACGAAGTGCTGCAAATGATCAGGACGAGCCAAGGCATCACGGCCGGACAGATTCAGGAGGCAGTCGGCCTATCGAACCGTCAGGTCTTGAAGATCCTGTCGGTCCTGACGGACGAAGGCGTCATCAGGTGGAAGATGCTCCGTCCACAGGCTGGCGTAAGACGGTCCCCGCGTCGCAGCTACTTCATCACGACGAAGCACGACACAACGATCCCGGCGGCTTGGGACGTGCTGGCGCACTTCTTCGGCCGCATCGCAGCAGAACCCGCAATCGTTTGATCGAGCACCTGTGGCGCCGCGGCTGTGGCGCCACCCCCTAACGCCCGTAGGAGGCACCATGCATCACCGACCTGACCACTTCGAGCGCTTCACGCAAGCGCATCGCCGTATCGTTCTGGTGCGGGGCATGCCATGAGTGACCTCGGACTGAAGCGCTTCTCCACGCTGAAGCAGAAGACGCCGCTGGCGCGCAAGACGCCCATGAAGCGTAGCGGCTTCCTGCGCATGGACCACTCGAAAGAGCACGCCACCAAGAAGCCGGCCGGCCTCAAATCGCGCGGCCCGAAGATGACGCCGATCCGCCGCGCCGCGCGGGGCCAGGAATGCCAATTGCAGATTCTTGGCGTGTGCAACGGCGACCCCACCACGACAGTTCTGTGCCATTCCAACCGCCTTGCTGACGGCAAGGGCATGGGCCTGAAGGCTCCTGACCACGCCGCCTGTTTTGGTTGCAGTTCGTGCCACGACATTCTCGATGGACGCGCGCCGCTACCGGCCGGCATGTCGATGGACGACCTGCAGCGCCTCTTTGACTACGCACGCGAGCGCACGCACGTCATTCTGCGCGCGATGGGGCTTCTCAGCGATGAGAAAGAGGGCAATCCAGCATGAAATCCATCGTCAAGCGCATCGTCATGCACCTGTACTGCCGCGAACTGATCTCGGAAGCGACAGTCACGCGTCTGTTCACGATCTTCAAGTTAGCGGAGGCGTGACGATGATCGAAATCCGTACCGTTCCGCTGGATAGTGTCCGCATCAATGGCGGCACGCAGTCGCGTGTCGAGTTGAGCCAGTCAACCATCGCGGAGTACGCCGAGGCGATTCGCTTCGGGACCGATCTGCCGCCGGTCGCAATGTTCTTCGATGGTGCCGCATTCTGGCTTGCTGATGGCTTCCATCGATACCACGCGCATCGGCAGGCCGGCGCCATGGAAATCTCGGCTGAAATCCGCATCGGAACCCAGCGGGACGCCGTCCTCTTTTCGGTTGGCGCAAACGCATCGCATGGCCTGCGCCGCACCAATGAGGACAAGCGCCGCGCCGTCGAGACGCTGCTGGCCGACTCTGAGTGGAAGACCTGGAGTCAGGAGCGCATTGCCAAGGCTTGCCAAGTCTCAACCGGCTTCGTCTCCAAGCTCGTGAATCAAGCATCTCTTCACGGTGAAGAGATGAAGCCGGCCGTCCGCGTCGTCGAGCGCAACGGCACCACCTACGAGCAGAACACCGCGAACATCGGCAAGAGCAAGCCCGAGGTAGTGGAATCGGATTCCATTCCGCCAGTCGCGCCACCGGTGGAGCCTGCACCTTCGGCAGCGCGCGCACCATCGCTTGTCGCGCCGTCTAGCTTGGAAACCCTGGTAACCGCTGAGTCGGAACAGAGCGGTGCGTCGGATCTCGCCGTTGAAGTTGAGACGCTGCGCGAACAGGTCGCTGAGTTGTCGGAGGCGCTGAAAAGCACCCTCGCCGACAACGACATGATGGGCCGCGTGTTCGACGCCGACGACCGCCTCAAGGCCGCGATGGACGAGGCGAAGCGTCAGAAAGCCATCGCGGATAACGCCGAACGCACCCTTGCCGCTAAGTCCGGTGAGTTCATCGAGAGGGCGCGCGCCGTCACCTATTGGAAGAATCGAGCCGAGAAGGCAGAGAAGAAACTCGTCAACCTGGAGAAGTCGTCATGACCAATCTGAGCTACGCAAGCGCCAAATTTCCTGAGCCGCGCCCGTTCCAAGTGACGGCGCGCGAAAAACTCCGCGCCGGCTTAGTCGCCGGCCACCGCTGCCAGATGGTCATGAGCCCGACCGGCTCGGGCAAGACCATCCTGGCGATGTTCCTCATCCATGAATCGCTCCAGCGCGGCAAGCGCGCCATCTTCGTGGCGGATCGCCGCACGCTGATCAATCAGACCTCCGAAGTCGCCGATTCGCTGGGCCTGATCTCCCATTCGGTCCTGATGGCGGGCCACTGGCGGTTCAATCCGGCCTTGCCGTTTCAGATCGCCAGTGCGCAAACCCTGGCCCGTCGCTCGTGGCCGGATGCGGACCTGATCATCATCGACGAGTCGCACACCCAGTTGAAAGCATGGACTGACCATATCCCGACCACGCGCGCGGCCGTGATCGGTCTATCCGCCACGCCGTTTAGCAGCGGCCTTGGCAAGCTGTTCACCAACCTCGTCAACGCGACCACGATGCGCGAACTGACCGAATCAGGCGTGCTGGTGCCGATGCGTGTCCTGTCGTGTACCAAGGTGAACATGAACGGCGCGGCCACCGCAGGCGGCGAATGGACCGACATGGCAGCGCAGGAGCGCGGCATGGAGATCATCGGCGACGTCGTGCACGAGTGGATCAAGCACGGCGAGGACCGCAAGACCATCGTGTTTGGCGCCACGATTGCCCATTGCGAGGCGATGGCTCGTGAGTTCAACAACGCCGGGATCATGGCCACCGTGTTCACCGCTGAGACAACCGGGGCCGAGCGCAAGGAGATCCTGGAAGATTTCAAG